TCTTAAGCATCTTAAAAGGTTTAGGTAGGTATAAGGATAACCAGTTTAATAAGAGTACCTTAAAATACACCTTTACAAATGGTAGTTATATAGAGTTCTTTTCAACTGACCAACCTGATAAACTAAGAGGTGCTAGAAGAACAGACTTGTATATCAACGAGTGCAATAACGTACCGTTTGATGCTTACACACAATTAGCAGTAAGAACAAGTGGGGTGATATGGTTGGACTATAATCCATCTAACTTGTTTTGGGTAGACAAAGAACTGATTGGAAAGCAAGACACGGATTACATCACACTAACCTACAAAGACAATAACGCACTACCTGAATCTATAGTAAAAGAAATAGAGAAAGCAAGAGATAAAGCAAAGACCTCAACGTACTGGGCAAACTGGTGGCGAGTATATGGATTAGGAGAAACAGGTTCATTAGAGGGCGTGTGTATTTCTGATTGGAAAGAAATAGATAACATACCTGAACAATCAAGACTATTAGCGTATGGTATGGACTTTGGTTATTCAGTAGACCCTACCACATTGATAGCACTTTATAAGTGGAATGATTCATATATATACGATGAGGTTCTATATAAGAAAGGAATGCTCAACAGAGATATTAGCAGATACCTTACACAGTTAGATATAAAAGAAAACATTATAGCTGATTCAGCAGAACCTAAAAGTATAGCAGAACTAAACGGATATGGACATACTGTTTATCCTGTAAGTAAAGGTAGAGATTCGGTAGTGTATGGTATTAACCTTATTAATCAGAATGAGATATACGTTACTGCAAGAAGTAAGAACTTAAAAAGAGAACTACAAGGATATGTATGGGCAAAAGACAAAGAAGGAAACACTTTACAAAAACCTACAGGTGCGCATCCTGATTGTATAGATGCAGCACGATATGTATTAACAGACCAATTAGAGAATCCTAATAAGGGAGAATATTATATTTATTAAAAAAAAGTTTGGTAGTTAAAAAAATGTTTATATCTTTGAACTATTAATAACAACAAAACAATTATACAAATGAAAACACAACTTACAAAAAAAGAGTTATTAGAATTGCTTGATTATACATTAAATGCAATGAATGAAGCGGTAAAAGACTTAAATGATGACAGAATGGTTTACGGTAAGGAAACTGTAGCAGACCAAGCTAAACTAAGAATAACAGAATTAATAACTTTACAAAATAAATTAACTAGTATTCACGAAAATAATTAAAAAAACAGGGGAGGCAACTCCCCTTTTGTATAACCAATAACAATAATATGGAAGATTTTACAGAAATAATGATTAGTAATTTAACAAAGAAACAGAATAGAAAGAACACTCTAAAGTTTGTAGGGTATGCTTTTTTATTTACTATGTTTGCATACGCATCAATGTATGGCTTTTTATACTTTATACTATGGGCAAATGAAATCACAGACAAAATACTTGGAATATCATAAGATGCAAGAAGCGTGTTGGTACGAGAATATATATGTAGTGCAGAAACCTACCAAGCCTGGAGGTCAAAAAGGTTCTGATGTAACATTACATATAGACTACAAAGGTAAGAACAGAGTAGAAGGTAATGGTACAACGTACAAACAAAACAGTAAAGAGTTAGTAGAAGCAATAGAAATAGCATATAGATATGCGTATAATAGATTCATTTTAAAAAGTTAGTTTTTTTCATTTGTTTTGATTGGATTAGGTAGCAGAGATGCTGCCTTTTCCTTTTTATACATATTAGCTAAATCTTTATTGTACTAATATGAAAGTTGAAATAAACGTACCTGATTCACTTAACGAGATTACACTTGACCAGTATCAAAGATTTGAGAAGCTGAACACAGAAGAAAATCAAGGTTCTACATTCTTGCTACAAAAGATGGTAGAAATATTTTGTAATCTTGATTTAAAAGATGTAGCAGAGATTAAATATAAGTCAGTACAAGAGATTGTAGTACACCTCAACAAATCATTTGATATAAAGCATAAACTAATACCTACCTTTAAACTAGGGGGTGTAGAATACGGATTTATTCCTGTGCTAGATGAAATGACTTTAGGCGAGTATGTTGATTTAGATGAGAATTTAAGTGACTGGAGTAATATGCAAAAAGCAATGAGTGTATTATACAGACCAATCGCATTTAAAAAAGGACACAAGTACAATATAGAATCTTACAAGGGAATGAATGACAAGTTAAGATATATGCCTTTAGATGTTGTATTTGGTGCTATGGTTTTTTTTTGGAATTTAAACAACGAGTTAATAACAACTATCCTGAACTATTTACCGAAGGAAATGGAGAAGCTGACTACTCAACAGAAGGAACGTTTGGAATCAAGTGGGGTTGGTATCAATCAATCTATGGTATTGCTAAAGGAGATGTTACCAAGTTTAATGAAGTTACCAAGTTAAATGTACACGAGTGCTTAATGTATTTAGCATTTGAAAAAGATAAAATAGAATTAGAAAAGAAACTGATTAAGAAACGATGAAAGGGTTTTATAACGTAACAGACAAACTAAAAGATACATTAATAGCAGAGCCATTTGTAAACACAGTTACATTCGGTTCACTAGACGATGTAGACCTCAACAAACAAACGATATTTCCTTTATCACATATTACAGTAAACAACACAACCGTAGGAACTAAAACACTTACATTCAATATTAGTATTCTTTCTATGGATATTGTAGATATAAGTAAGGATGAGGTTACAGATGTATTTGTAGGAAACGATAACGAACAAGATGTATTAAACACTCAACTTGCTTTACAGACAAGAGTAATAAATACATTACAAAGAGGTGATTTATATACAGACCTTTATCAGGTACAAGGAGATGTAAGCTGCGAACCATTTGTAGATAGATTTGAAAACAAGTTAGCAGGATGGGCAGCAACCTTTGATGTGGTAGTACAAAACGATATGACAATATGCGACTAACAAAAACACAAGAAGTATTAGAAGCGTTTAAATCGTTTGTTATTAAACAATCAAGGTCAAGACTTTCTAAAGGTCGTAAGAACGTTTCTAAGGAACTTTATAATAGTTTAAAGGGTAATGTAAAGGAGATGCCTAATTCTATTCTTGTAGAGTTTGAAATGGAAGAATATGGATTGTATCAAGACAAAGGTGTAAGTGGTACACAAAAGAAATACAACACACCTTATGGTTATAAGTCAAAAATGCCTCCTATAAAACCTTTAGCTGCTTGGGCAAAAAGTAGAAACATTAGACTAAGAGATGAGCAAGGAAAGTTTAAAAAAGGAAACTATAATACAATAGGATATTTAATATCAAGAAGCATTTACAGAAAAGGAATTAAACCAAGTTTATTCTTTACTAAACCATTTGAACAAGGATTTAAAAAACTACCTGATGAACTTGTAGAAAAGTTTGGTTTAGACGTAGAAGATTTCTTGGCATTCACATTAAAAGAAGATAGATTAAGATGAGTACAAAGATAAACGTAAGAAGTCCATTTTATTTAAGCTATGCAGAGCCTGTAAAACCTTTGCCCTTATTTAGCTGTACATATGCAAATCCTCAAAACACAAGCATAGATGAATCTGGTGCTATAAGTTTACCTACTTTAGATTTTGGAGAGATACAAGGATTTACATCTACGGCAGCAGATTTTAGTAATAATAGTTTTGCAGAGGTTAGTAGCGATACAGTTAGAACAATAACGCTTACAATATTAACGCCAGAAGGGTTTTCTAATACAGGAGATGCTATACAATGTGATGTTACTGCAACACAACCATTAAAACCTGCATCTTGTCCTACTGTAGTAAGTGCAACAGACTTACCTAATCAAACAATAGCTTCAGGAGGAGCGTCAATTACTTTAGATTATTCAAGTTATTTTTCAGGTACTACTACTTCTTTTACAGATGTAACTAATAATCCTTTTGAATTAGATAGAAGTTTAAATACATCTAGTACAGAAATAACTATTACCTCAAAAAATTTACCAGGTGTATATTATATGTTTGTAAATAGGATAGATAATGTTACAGGATGTAATGCTAGAGCAAACATTCAAGTAACAGTTAGTGCATCAACGGTAACATTTGATTGTACTACTGCAAATTTATTAGGAGGTGCAATTGCAGCAGATGGAACTCTTACAACTCCTTTAGCAGTAGGTGAGATAACAGCAACAAAAGAAACAAGTGGAGGTGCATCAGTAACAAGTGTTGCAGCAAATAGTTCAGGAGCAGCTATAACTAAAACTTTGTTTTATGATATTACAGTCCCTGCAGGATTTAATAATACAGGTAGTACGGTAGAATGTTCAAAAGAATATACACAAAACTCAACAGCAGTAACTCCTACTTTTAGCTGTAATGATATTGATTTTGATGACCAAGCTATTTTAGTAGATGGTAATGTTACAGCAGGAGTAGCTAAATGGCATCAAGCACCACAAGGAAAATCAGACCCTGATTACTATTTAACTATTACAGACTTTACACCTACTACTTTCCCCGTTGTACAATCACTAACTAGAAGAGATGTAGATTACACAATAACTGTACCTTCAGGATTTACAAACTCTGGCAGTTCATTAACTTGTTCTGAAAGAGTAAAACAACCTGCAAGTGACATACCTATAAACCCTTGTTCTTTAAAAACTAATACCTTTTACGTTGGGATTAATATTGTAAATGGTTTTGCTAAATACAACTATGATGTATTTGAAGAAAAAAATCTAAACGCTGTTTTTTGGGAAGTTAAAGCAGCGGTATCTGATTATAGTTCATTGGAAGGTGAAACTATTTGTAATGCATCAAGTAATAGTTTATATACCGCACATAATGGAGGTTTTGTATATATTAATAAATCACAAAGACCAAGCGACAGCAATCAACAAGAATATGTAATAGTATTTGGTAGTAATAATATAATTAATTCAGTTTACTTGAAAGATTGGAATACAAAACAAGTAAGAAAAATAGCAGGATAATATGGCATTTGATAATATAGTTTTAGATTTATATGTTTATAGTGGGGAATCAGTAGATTATGGTAGTAGTGATTTAAAATACACTCTTAA